GCCATAAAAGAGTTAATTTTTTCTATGGCAACACCCCTTGGGCGGAAAGTACCGGTGAACCATGAGTACACAGTCTGTCGGGTTACCCCCAAGGTACGGGCTACGGTGCTTACAGAAATCCCATGATGCAGGCAGTAGTCGGCAAGCTGGACCCCCAAGAGGGCGGGGTCAGCCGCTTGAATCGCTTTCACAAGCGAGTACGAATAACCCCGGGCATCACTCATCGTCAGAGCCCCACTCGTCCAACATGGCGCTAACATCTTTGGCAGGAGTAGCAACTACCTCAGGCTTCTTGGAAACCTTCTTGGGAGCCGCAGGTTCCTCTGCAACCGGCAGGGCCGCAGGCTTGCTAAACGTAGCGGGGAGGGCTGCAAGGACCGGAGCATCCTTGATAACCATCTTGCTCTCGATAGCTTGTGCGGCATCCTCAGAGCCGCCTTGTGCCCGGGCAATCGTAAGCTCTTCCCGAGTCAACGGACGGATAGCCCGGAACTTCAGAACTGGAACTGCTTCAGAAGTATCGAACCGCGCCTCCGTCACAACACCAGACATAGGAACCCCGTGGCCGGACAGGAACTTAGCGTACGCTTGCAGTGGCATCTTGTCGCCTTCAGCGCGGCCAAACAAAGACTTGGCTGGGAGTTGCAAGCGATACACGTTACCACCAATATCGCCCTCAAGGGCTACCGCGAACCGTTGACTAAAGCGGCAAGCGCGAGAATCACCCTGTCCAGAACCTGCGATGTTCTGTTTGCAGGTAGCGCAGGAAGAACCTTGCGGGGCTTTAATCGTGGCATCTGGCATCTTGCCATCAGCAGAGAAGCAGGCAGGACTGGTAACGGCACCTTCTTCATAAACACCTTCGTAGTAAGTACGGGCCACTGCGGGGGCAGCGTTAACCACCACCAGATTCATAGCGCGGTCTTCGTTCTTGGCAATCTCTTCGCCGCCGACGATCATGCGCCACACGCCGCCTTTGATGGAGATGGTCTTGCCAGTCGAGCCGCCAGCAAGGCGTTTTGTAAACTCGTCAGGGTCAGCACGGAGGTAGTCAGGGAGGGAAGCGCCGGATTTAAATAATGTGAGTTCAGACATGATAGGTAACTAATATTAGTTGGATAGGATTGACACGGGTAACACAGGAAGACACGGGGTACTTTACTTAGTTGCTCTCCTTACGGTAATGGAATACTTGGAATCGACATTGAGTCCTTCAGGCATCAAGCCGGGATTGTCCAGCAGGAACTGTTTCATGTTGGTCTGCGCCACACGGCGCTCCAAAAGCTCTACGGCATCATGTTCACGAATGAAGGAGTGCATAGCACCCCAGTCGCCAGTCCAGTACCGGGTCTTTACGGTACGGGTAAACGAACCGTGGGAAGTCTTGCCGCCATCTTGGCCGGTAGTCTTGCAGATGTTAAGAAGCTCTGCCTCTATGGCTTCCATCTGCGTATCGAGCCCCTGTACTTGGGTCTCATGCTCGGCCACCATCGCAGCCTTGGCATCACGCATTTTGATATACACACGCACTAACTTGTCGGCATCGTACTTAATTGGAGCAGTCATTTTGTTTCCTTGGTTGGGAGTCTTTATTATACACAGTCTAGCCTAAGTGTCAAGCTATCTCTTGTCGATACAGATCAACTAGGCCCTGATGAAGGTCAACTTTCCCGTCCAGCATGGCGTACACCCTGCGTTCTACGGGGCTACCTTGCAGTCGAACGACCGTTACCTTGTTGACTTGCCCTGCCCTGTGCGCCCGGGCATTGCCTTGTATATACAGTTCCGCAGAGGGGACCGGGCCCCACCAGACTACCGTGTCGGCTTTCGTAAGGGTTAGCCCGTGGGCTGCAGCTTGGGGGATTAGCAGTAACACCTTGGGGCGCTCTTCGGTCTGGAAGCGTTTGATGGACTCAGAGCGTTGCCCTGCAGATACGCCCCCGTGGATAGACTCCGTGAAGATGCCTTCCTTAGCAAGGGCTTGCTCCAGCATTTCTAGTGCATGGCGGAACGGCACGAACACGATGACCTTGTGGGTAGTCTGATTGATTACATCCAGCAACTCGTTTACTCGGTTGCTTACATCGAACTCAATGACTTCCCGATCCGTTGTATAGGCAACGCCTTGGCTGATTTGCAAAAGTTTATTCAACAGCCCCGCCGCGTTGACCGCAGTGATCTCCGCCCCTGCAGCTACAGCCACCATAGACTTGCGAACCTCCTCGTAGTACTTCATTTGCTGTACGGTTAGCGGTATGTCCCGAGTGGTGTACAGCAGGTCGGGAAGGTCTAGGCATTCTTCCTTGGTGAACCGGATCGCTGGCTGCAGCACTTTGAACACCGTATCTTGGGCACTAATCTTGGGAGACCATTTGAAGTTTGTCACCTTGTACATAACCAAGTCGCGGAACGCTCCGAAGAACTTCGGAACAGAGCTAGGGCTAACTAACTTGGCAAGGCCGTAGGCATCCGTAGGGGACTGCGATGCAGGGGTACCGGTCATAAGCCAGAGCCGGGTGTCAGGTTTCAGCAAGCTATGCACAGCTTTCCAACGATCCGTTGTGGTCGTCTTTAGGGCAGTTGCCTCGTCCACAATAACAAGATCAAACCCACCTGCTGCAAGCTCTTCGCGTACTACCTTCACCCCGTCGAAGTTGATGATGATGAACTCGTAGTCCCCGCTGATTAGCTGCTGCCGCTTGGCTTTACTGCCGGTAGCAATCGCCACAGTTCTGTGCATAAGCGTACGGAACAAGTCAGCCCGCCATGCGGTATCCATGATGGACACGGGGCAAATGATAAGCACTCGTTTGATTTCCCCCTGCAGCATCAGGTAGTCCGCAGCCCATGCAGCCGCACTGGTCTTGCCTGTGCCTGCCTCAGAGAGTACTAGGCACCGTGGGTGGGTAGCGAGAAACGCAGCGGTAGTACGTTGGTGGTCGAATGGGGTGTACACCCCGGGCCACTTGTAGCGTCCCGTTATGGGATGCGGTACGTCTTTGATCTGCAGGTTGCGTAGAAGCTTCGCCTCCACATGACCCCAGTTAACAATGATCTTGGCTTGGTCACCCTTGCGGGCGATGATCTTACTTTTTGGGATCAAGGCAATGATCTGGTCTGCCTTGCGGGTTACAAACTGTAGTGCCCGGTTCTCTAATATCTGCACGGGATATCCTTTCACGGACGAAAAAAGCACGGTAGGGGGAGCTACCGTGCAAAACCAACTAGGAGAGACGCCAAATGGCAAGCGTCTCTGGAATACTACTTTACTTAGCGGATTCCCGCTTGCTTGTTTGAGACTTCATTGCACCTGTCTTGGTGCGGGAAAAACTACGGTTGGCGTTATCGGTAACCGCTCGAAGGTTACCCAGCTTGGTAGCCCCACCTTTGGACATAGCCTTCTTGTGGTCTACGTCCATGTCACTAGGCAGGTTGCCGTTTGCTTTCTCATAGTCCCTACGGGCCTTGTTCCGTTCAGCACGGTTCTTGATCTGTGCGGGGGTGCCTTGGTATGCAGCGTACTCGGCGGCATAGTTACGTGGTTTGGTAGCCATATATTCCTATCTGTGATGCTCACAGGACTCTACAGGACAGAACCCGCAGAGTCCGCTTGGTCGGGCATTCCATACACCCGCTTCCAGTGCAGCCTCGATCATACTTGCATGGCCCGCCCACTTGGAGAAAATCTCGGGGAGTTGGGCACGGGTATATTCCGCTTTAACAGCGTCCTTGGCAACGACAAATAGAAGCACCCCCTTGACGGTATTAATCTTGGGGTAGTGCGCCATGACCATTGCGGCCATAAGCTCTAACTGATCTGTATCTGCGTACCGACTGGACTTGCCTGTCTTGTAATCTACGACTCTTGCAATTCCCTTTTCATGGTTGAGCGCAAGGTAGTCGGGCAACCCCCGGAACCATACATCCGGGGCGAAGAATTCGCATGGTGTAAAGTCTTTGCGAATCCCAAGCTTGAGTTCGCATTTGATCTCTCCCCCAATTTTGGCAAGAGGTTCCACGAAAGGCAGGTAGTGTTGAAAAGCTTCAGGTAATGGGGTGCCATCTTTTACATAATTCTCGAATGCGGTATGCACAGCAGTCCCATACAGGGTAGCCGTGGTGTCCGTCTGTTTGTACTGCTTTAGGATACGAACCACATGGTACTTGCGGGCACAATTTTGAAAGTCCTTGATCGCGCTATAAGAAAATGCGAGTGCCATGAGTGTTCTTTATTCAGTTGATTGAGGCGGTATTTTAACAGTCTCCATACGAAGCTCCCATACCTGACTCACACGCTAAGGGTAAACCCGGAGCCCACTTGGGACGCCACGACATACACGCTTCTACATAGGCCCGGGCTTCTGCGGCTTCCTCCTGCTTGACCACCACGGCTACAGCGTCATGCACAGTCAGCACCACCTTGTACCGCTTGGCGATACGCAGCATCTGCTCTGCTACAACGCAGCGGGCTACAGCCTGACAGAAATTCTCCACTACCTTCCCCCCGTAGACGTACACAGGAAGTCCCTTGGATCGGTATGACCACTGCTGCTTCTCTTCGCCCTGTGGGGTCCGCATAACCACGCGCCTAAGGTCTGGGTACTGGATGAACAAGCCGTTCGGAAGGCTGAACCCCTCGCCTGCTACTACCTTGACCACGCCCGGTACATCCACTGGCATGGACTGGCCCAACGCCAATGCTTTGAGTGCGTTACCCGCAGACTTCCACAACATAGGGATGCGGAAGTATGTCGCCCGGTATGCGTCGATGATGCGCTTGGCTTCGTCCAAGGTAACCTCTACCTTGGCTTGCTGCTTAAGAAACGCCTGCAGCTTAACGTGCCCAACTCCGTAGCCTGCACCCAGAATAACTACCTTGCCTACCTGACGCTGCCCCGGGGTAATCTCCGATACGGGTATGTTGTAGATACGGCTAGCCATGATCTTGTACACATCCTCTTTGTTCTCGAAGGCTTGCACTAGGTCATCCTGCCCTGCCAGCCACGCCAGCGTACGGGCTTCGATCTGCGAGGAATCGCAGTCAATAACTACATGGCCGGGGGGCGCGATGATAGCCTTCTTGATCTTCCCTGCGTTGGCTCCTCGTGAGGGCAGGTTCTGGAGGTTCACAAAGTCCTGCCCACTCCAACGGCCTGAGTGTGCCCCGTAGTACCGCAGGGGCACAGGGAACTCCCCACGATCCGCCATGCCAATGAACCGCTCTGTGCGGGTCTCTTCCAACGTACTCTTGTTACCTAACCGTGCAGCCACAAGTCCCTGAACTTCTACGCTAGGGTGTTCTTCCAACGCCTTGAACGCCTCGTCGGTCTTGGCAAACGCGTAGGCTTCCTTGCCTGTGGTCGGACTAATCTTAGTTGGCGGCTCCACATCAAACTTACGCAGTACCGCAGCAAACTTGTCGTTGCTCATCAGCAGCTTCTTGATGCCTACCGTACCTTCTGTGAACACCTGATGCGTGAACTCCGGGTCACCATCTGTCAGCATCATGTCCCGCACTGTATCAAGCAAGTTTTCCTTGATCTCCTTAACCTCCGCTAGGTGGGCCTGCAGCACTGGCTTGTCGAGCAGCAGCACGGGGTCGAGGAACATACGCAGGGTGAGGTCGATCAACTCTAGCTCAATGCGGGGGAACCCCATACCCATGTAGGTGTGGAATAACTTATAGGTTAACTCGGTGTCGTTGCAGCAGTACTCACCGTAGCGGTCTAGCTCAATAGGTGTAAAGTCTGCATAACGCTTACCCAGCGCGTTGATAACCTCACTACCCTTGACGCCGATATCATGCCGTTCTGCTTGTGCCTTCAGGCTATGCGACTTGTCATGCGGGAACAACGCACGGGACATACCCAGCGTGTCCATCCAGCCCTTAGGGTTAACCCCATAGCGCCACTTCAGTATGGCCCCGTCGAACGCTGTGTTCTGTGCAATGATGAACTTGTCCGCCCAGTCTACAGAGGCCAAGTACCCTGCTACTTCAGGCTGCGGATACCATGTAGTAGCCCCATCCCCTAGCTTGACGGACAAGCCGATAGTCTCGAACTTGGGGCTACGCACATACTCTTCGGTGCTGATTTTAGATAGGCTGAACTCTCGGTCGTAGAACGTCTCGAAGTCCAACGTGACTAACGTACTCATACAAGCCCCTTGAGAACTTTGACTAGCGCGTCAAGGTTGTCCTCGTTAACCACAATAGCAATACCGCCTGCATCCCTAATAGCCTCTATCTCCCGGTCTTGCAATGCCGTAGTCTTGCCCTTGCCTGCCTTGCATTCGATAGCGAGGAACCGTCCCATGATGCAGCAGACGATATCCGGAACCCCGGAGCGTCCGTACCCTGCCGTAGCAGGGGGGAAGTAATACACATCATGGGCGTTAAGTATCTTCTTAACCGCCGCTTTAATTTTACTCTCGGGTGTAGTTGCCATCTGGGGTCTCCTCGTACTGTAGTTCTAATATTAGTTGGCAGTAGTGCAACGCCTTACGAACATCGGCAGCACCGTTCTTGTCCTTGTGGCGGGTGATGTACTTAACCACGTTGCCCTGCAGGAAATCTAGGTCGTTGGCATGGATGTATGTGATGGGTTGAATCATCAAATTCTTGTAGTGATCGCCACCTTCTTGTTTGTCTAATGCGCTCATTTCCAGTCGTCCTTATAGTTACTTAGTTCTTGGTTGGCCCGCTTCAAATCAATCCGTAGCTGCAGGTTCTGCATCACAAGCTCGATGACTCGGGCGTGTACCGTATGGGCAAACTCATCAAGGTCTTTGCGAGTCCACGTTTCAAATGCGGGGGTGTTGGAGTCATCCATTTTGCAAGCTTCCTCGCAACGTAAACGCATCCTCCGTACCTGCAGCCCTGCGCTTGGCAAGCGCATCCGTAGCCTTCTGCGATACCTTGTGTACCCACGCAGGTTCCGCTAAACCTGAATGCTTGTGGCGGTTCTGGTACCAGAGGAACGGAGAGTCAGGTGGGCAGGTACAGGGAACCTCTTCAACCTCGGTACGCTTTACAAATTGGCCCTTTTCATTTCTCATTCAACATCCTTCTTAAAGGTGGGCAGAGGTGCCCAGTGGGTGTAATAGCTCTCGGACCTGAAGTACAGCCCCATGTGGGCTACGCCTGACGCCTTGTTGATTAGCTGCAGCTTCACCCCTCGGGGGGTATGCTCACTGACCGGTATCCAGTGGTAGTTCCGATCAATGGCAGCGGTGCGCGTTGTGTTCAGTGCGGGATCAGGACAACTCATAGAGGGCTTTCTGCATGGACAAGGGGCTAACTTTAGGGTTCACTTCTTCAGCGGCATCTAATGCGTTACAGATTACTGGGGCCTGCGTAGGATCGTAGGTTCCCTCTGTAAGTAGTTTTACGCATACGTCTCGCCCTGCTCTCATGCTAAGTATCGGGGCCTTCAGATCAGCGAACCGTTCCGAAACCTCGATACACGAAGCCATAATCATAGGCTCTAACGTACTCACTATACCCTCTAGCCGCTCCTTATATTCTTCACCCGGCACTATCATGAACAGGGCAATCTTCGTACCAAGCAGATACTTCTTCAACTGCTGCCTTGCAACTGCCCGGGCTATGGGGTTAGTCGCAGCGTTTTTGGTTACTACGCGAATGTAAGTCATCGCCACGTTCCTTTATTGCTTTGTCAATCTGTTCTCGAATCCAGCTAGCACCGCCCAGATGGGCAAGTGCTATTCTTTGTGGGGTTGTTAGCCTCATAGAGTAGTGCCCTGCGTTCCAAGGCTCGGGGGGTTTAGGTCTTGGCATCACTGCATCAACCCCGCCCACACACCCGCCGCTTGCCGGACATGGGGGTATCTACGAGCCGACAGAATGGCTGCGTGCCGCTGACGGTATCGCCGGTTGCGTATCGCATTTGTCACTGGTCGGACCTGCGGGGGTGCCGCTCCCTCACCAATCGCATAGACGGGCACAAATCTACCTCGCGTCCCGTCAGGCTGATGATCGTTTCGCAAGATGTGAATCTGCTTTGCCTCACGCAGTTCCCTGATGTATTTTTGGGCCTTCGTTTGTTTGAACCCTAGCAGCCTGCGTAGTTCTAATGACGACATAGGGCCGATATCGTCCAGCGCCAGCTTAATCTGATCTGATGCGGTCATGCTGCCGACCAGTCTGTTTTGGGTACGTGTCGCACTTGCGACTTAACAGCGATCCAAATGCATTCGCCCGATGTACCGAACGGAGTTGCTTGCTCGTAGACGATCTGTAAAAGGCGCTCTCGCTCTGCCGCTGCACATGCTTTGCCGTACTCTTTGATCTGGTCTGCCGTAAAGAAATACTCTGTCTGCGCGATGTAGCCAGCAGGGAATGGCTCGGGTAGTGGTGGCATCATGGCTTTGCTCCTATTTTGTGATGGGCTTCAATTGCTCGGGCAAACTTGAGGGCGAGCCTTTCATCTTGAGGTCTCAGTGTTTGATTTGTGGCTGCGATGTATGCCGTGTAGATTTCACTATCCGTTGCAGGCACTGCTACTTGCTGCACTGGTGGGACTGGGTGAGCGTAGAGGGGCTTGTACTCGTCAATAGCTATCGGGTTCGTTGCTTCTACTTCATCGGGCCAAAGCAACTCACGGTTTGGCAAAAATACCCAAGCCACTGGCTCCACCGACTGCGCTTGCTTCCTTGATGCGTCCCAAGCCCGCCAAGCTAATTCACACTCACCACTTTCTTTCCATGTTGCGTTATCCCCGCGGATTGGCAATGCCCACGCTTCAAATGCCTCTCGGCTTGTGTCTGTCATTTCATTTCCTTTTTTTGCGTTAACCATCACAGGGTGTGACTCAAAACCGAATCTCGTGTATAGATCGGCACCAGCCACAGCAAGAGCCACGTTTCTCGCAGCACAGTCTCTGCATGGCTTCCGTTTTTCGTGCGGATAAACCGTTTGAATACGCTTTGTGTTTTGCGAATCATTTTTGTTGCCTCGTCTTTTGGCTTGTGCCTGTCATTCTCCTGATTTCGTTCGCACAATCAGATGGCGTGAGCGCGGTGCCGTGGTAGGCGTCACAAATCTGTGCAGATTCCTTTAACGCAGCATCTCGGCATTGCTGGCCGTATGCTTGCATGGCTGCGTCGGTATGCCCGACAACATCACCGTACCAATAGTGGTCAGGTAGTTGCGTGTGCAGGATGATTTTCTTTGGTAGGGGTAGCAAGCTCATTGCACACCCGCCTGACGTAGTGCAATCTCAACATTCAGACGCATATCTTCGCCAAACTCATTCAGCGTCACGTCACGCCATACCCACTCGACAAAATCCAAGGCCAGTTTCCCAGCCGCCATCAGTGCATCACGCTCTGCTTTGATCGCGGGGATTGCGCCCACTTCGTAGAGCAGCCGGTCACGCTCTGCCATAAGATCGTCAATCCGGGCGTGTAGTGTGTCGATAATTTGCTGTGCAATATCCGGGCTCATATCAAAATCCTTTCGACTTGTACTTGAGGAAGTCCAATGCACCGGGGCGCACTGGGGCAAACCTATCTCCGTCACCTATCTTGTAGACAGATGTTTTGTAGCTGTTCTGCTGGGGCAACGCTTCGTTGGGTTGCTTGATGCGGGGCGCAGGTGCTGCAGGT